TTGTTGGGTGAGCTTGCTAAGACAGGGATTGACTACTCGGCGTATGGTCGGACGATTCTTTGCGGCGGCGAGCAAGTCCCTGCTGACCCATATGTCGTGCTGACCGATGAGTTTTGGATTCAGCCCCCTACGATTAGCGCCAGGGGGAACGATCAGGCCACACAGGTGGTCGTTCTTGGCAAAGGCGTTACGGGTGTCGCTACCGCCACGACTGCATATACAGACTTTTATGGGCTTCTCGTGCGAACCTTCAGCGAGAACGAGATCGAGGATGCTCCATCTGCACAAGCGGCAGCAAACACACGGCTCGCACTGCTGCAAGACCAGCTTTACATTGAAGCCGGCACTGGCGGTGGCTTGAAGCCGACAGCGCCGATCACGTTGCCTGAGTTGATACCGGGAATCAGGGTGCGAGTTGATAGCGCCGCTTCATGCCGCAAAGTAGTAGCTGACTTCCGCTTGAAGTCTGTGAAAGTCGGCTTTGATGGTAGCGTTTCCATCGACTTACAACCTCTTGGAACGATTGGCACCTAATGTCTTTTCGTGATGACGAACGCAATCTTGGTCACCGGATCGCAGAATTGGAAGCGCGTGTTCGTGCGCTAGAACAGCCAGGGGCGTTGCCGCCTGACCGTGGCTGGATTCTCGCTCAGGTCGGCACGGACCTTCAATACTTGTACGTTCCGACGATGGTGTACGGACCGATTATTGGTAGTCAGTAGGTTAGGATTCTGCTATGGCTCGTTGTGGATGTTCTTCTCAGTGTGTGTGTAGCGTTACGGGTAGTGACTGCGCTGTTGTCTCAGGCAATGGTTCTGTTGGTACGCCTTACACGGTTGATATTGTTGTTGATCCTGCAAGCGTAAACATGCTTGAATGTGGTGAAACTGGTTTGCTAGTTGAGTTGCAAACCGCTGACACGACTTGCATTGACTTGTCAGGTGCGGGCGTTGTGGGCTTTCCGCTTTTCGCAACCCCGATCATTGACCCTGCTGCGGATAATATCTTGGAATGCGGTATTGCTGGCCTTCTAGCTAACATCTCTGTTGGCGAGACGAACTGCATTGAACTTTCCGGTACGGGAACCGTTGGCAATCCGCTTCTCGCTACTCCTGTGATTGCTGCCGTAGCTGGAAACATTTTGGAATGTGGCGCGTCTGGTCTGGTTGCTGGCGGTGCTGACTTCAAGACATGGGTGACAGGGATTTCTACGGCTCCAAGTCTTGCTGACCTGAAAGCGCACACCGTTACTTATCTTGCGACACTTCCTTGAGAGGATTCTAAATGGCACAGTGTGGTGTACCAACAGCGGCATGGCCGTATGCGACTTGTGATATTGACACAGAAAACGGTTTGCATTGGGATAACGCGACCAACAAGTTTTGGGTTCAGCCGGAGTCCAACACAAATCATCAGGTTGGGGCGTTGTCTTCAATCTTTGCACCGAGTCTTGGTAACTATTGGCGAGACAAGAACGGACCGTTTGGCAATCAAAAAGTGGTTTGGTGGGCTGAATCTAATAGGGTTCTTGGTCAACGGGCTTTCTTTGAGATTATCCGAAAGCAGGATTCGATTATGACGGTGACTAATACTTCATGCAAGAGTAGGTCGATTTCAGCTTGTGTAGACTTCCCGCAGATTTCGCATTATGTGACTATGCAGTCACCTTGGTGCGCTCTGATCGGACTACTTTGGTATGAAATATATCCGACATCTACGGGACCGACAGGTGCATGGGTTCAGGCATTCGGTATATCTCAGAATGTTGCGTTTGCACACGCGGCGGTTACCCCGTTCAACAACCCGCTTGCGGTCAATTATCCGTGGGAGCCGACTTATGGTGGCGACACATACGGTTCAGGCTGGATCACATCCTCGAATCAAAACCCGCTGTACGATGGTGGTGGTAACGGCTTGGTAGCTAAACTCGAACAGATGGCTAGCCTCAACTGGATCGGCGGCGTGCTTCCCGTGGGGCATTCAATCAACATGAGTTACAACGTGAGTGCTATTTCCCCTTTCAATCCGCTATTCACCCCGTTTGGCGTTGCTGATGCCCCGTGGCTTGCGAGTTATACGTCGATCATTACAAGTGGAGTCTTGAACTCGGTGTTGATATGACCAACCTTGAACCGCCTCAACCTCAACCGTGGCCTGAACTACCTATTATTGAACCTCAAACGTGGGCTGAACTACCGAACACAATTCCCGGTGTTGTCGCGTTCTTCGCTGACGCAATCCAAACATCTTGTGAGCGCACTGTTGTTCCCTTTGATATGCCAACAGACTCGGCGGCAGCGTTAGAAAACGCTGTCAATAACCCTCCCCCTGAGTTGCTTCCTTCTCCTGAGTATCTTGCTCAAAGAGCGGCGATAGAATCACTTGGGTTAGACCCTGACATTCTCGCCCCGATCACAACTGTAAACATTCCGATAGGTATGTTTCTGCATCTGTTGACGTATTCTGAGTCAACAACCCGTGAGTGGATTCTTGGTAACGGCTGGTCCCAAGCGGACTGCGACACGATCTGTTCGCAACTCGTCTTTGTGCAACCCGAGGCGGTAGCATATGTGGCTACGCTCACACCGGGCGTGCAAACAATCAACGGCAACCTAGTCAACATCATCCTCTAAGGAGTCCGTCATGGGCGAATACAAAGCACTGTTCAGTCTCCCCAAGCACCCATTCGGCACAGTCCAGAATCTTGATGACAATGACCCTGTGGTCATGCAGCGGGTGAAGTCGGGGATGCTTATTCCTGTACTCAAGCCAGGGCCGACAACTAGCGTCTGGGCTGACAAGGCCGATGAGGTTGCTGAGGTTCCCGAAGTTGAAGCTGAAGCAAAGCCTGAAACCAAGAAGCGAGTGTCCCGCAAGAAGGTAGAACTAGAGCCAGAGGTGGAGGCAGAAGCTGCCGAGGTTGAGACTTTTACCGTTGAAGCGCCATCATCAGTGATGACATCTTGGAACCTGTCTGACTAATGGCCTGCTCATGCAATCAGGGCAAAGCCGCGACTGAAGCCAACCCGTCGATCCTCGGTGATGACGTTGGCATAACGCAGCAGGTAAGGGCAACGGTGGCCGTACTTGGCGCTCGAGCAGGTGAACTTACTTGGGTGCGGGGCTCACACGTTCCAGGGATGATCCAAGCCGGATGGTTGCAACCCGTCTAAAAGCTTCACCGCATACGTTTTGGGGGAAAAGTGAAACTCAGTGCGTGGGACATGTTTGTCAACGGTCTGTGGAACTGGAAACGCTGGTCATATCCTGCGACTCCAAAGCTGCCGGCAAAACCGTGGCACCCTGACGGCGATCTGTTCATAACGTCAATCCCAACACAGCGCCATCCGGCCTCAGACGTTCAGATAGCTCACCTGAAGGCCACAGATGCCTCTACAGGGGCTTTTACGGTCTTTACTGGCAATACCACACCTACAAGTGGGGGCCTCGTAAACGGCTATCCGTTGAATCTGGTGGCACCCACGGATGGCAGGTACTGGATTTCGCACGAATACGGGGCTGGTAAGTGCTGGATTAGCACTGGCTGGTCCGCCCCATACGGCAAAACGATCCGATACAACCCAAGAATGATGATCCAAGGCAACCCCATGCAGGATTATTCGGACCACAAACTGCACCTGTACGACCTGACGGACATGACGATCAGTGAATGCGGAGAGTTTTATGATCGTGGGAACAACTGCCTTCAAGCCAGGAAGATCACGCAGCATTCACTGCTCGATGATTCTTCCGAAGCCGTCGGGTGTTCCGTTGCCGGTCAGTCCCTTGCAGAACTGACGCTGCGGTACGACGATCTGATTGGGCGTGGATGGGTCCAGCGGGCAAGCATGGGCGTTGTCGCTGCGTCCAAACAGTTTGTCTGGCCTGCTCGAGCCTCCGATGGCATCTCGGATGCTATCGACGCTCCCCCGATGGGCGCAGTTCTCAGACTGAAAGAGTCTGCTCGCACCCGCATGACAGAAAAGGGTTTCGGCAGAGGCTCAAACCCCCATGCCAATGCGGTCATGGATTGCTATTCGGGGCCTGGAATAATGATTGTTGATACAGGTTCTCGCAATGCGACCATGCTGGAACCGGACAGCAGATGGAATCAAGCGGACCTTGCCGCTCTAAAAAACTTGGCTATCACGGATTTTGAGGTCTGGGTCTTAGAAACCCAGACCCCGTAACCCGTCTAGCTTCCCGCGTTGATCTGTGCCGTAGCTGCGTCAAAGTTGACGCTTGCTTGATTGAGGAAAGTGGTAGCGCCGGTGTAATCACCTGCCATGCAAGCCGCAGCAGAATCAACAAGATTCTGAAATGCGTCAAGCATAGGCTGGAGCGGTGCGTCAGAATACTTGGCAAGCGCAGAAGATGCCGACTCGCTCAGGTTCTCACACGCTATCTGAACCACTCCGATGTTGCCGGTCTTGGTCGCAGCGCTCACGCCACCCATATCGGCCTGGACTTCGCTCAGGTCATCCATGAACGCTGGTTCAGCAAGGAAATACTCCCGAGCGTTCTGCGGTGCATACGTTTCTTCGCTTGCGATAGTCGAACCACATCCAGTTGCCGCAATCAGAACAGCAACAACTACAACCATTTTCTTATTCATTATCTTCTCCCTTGTTGAGTGTCTACACGATGCCACACCATGTGGACATAAAAGAGGATTGCCCCGGCACCACCGGAGAGAGGAAAAGGAAGGGGTGGTGGTGCCGAGGACTAGCTCGCCTTCAGGTATGAGGAAGGCGGCGTTCTATAGAGGTAACCGCTCAAAGCTTGGAAATACTAAGTTGACACTGATTAGTAGCAAATTAGTAGGAGCAAGCTCCAATCAGGTAACCCCTCGGATACCTTTCGCAACTGACATTAGAGCAGTAGCTCGAGTCTGCACGGCACGAATATGCCGGTCAATCGACTTCTCACGAGCCTCATAAATCTTATAGAGCCGATACAGGTCATCACCACTAGCAGAATGCGGGTCCAACGGATCGACCAACGAACATTTCGCACGAGCCTCACGAATATCCGCCGCTTCTTTGTCCCCACGGTCAGCAATCCCAACCAAAACACGATCCCGATGGCCCTTCCAATCAGCCTCAGCCACCGCAGCCTGCTCCGCAGCCCCATAATGTTCCTCAACAAGCTTCGCAAGCTCATCGTCAATCTGCATAATGCGACGCTCAACCTCCCCCAAAGACGGAAGTTCAGTCGAATCAGAACTAGACCCAGCCCTGGCTCGACGGTCAACATGTTTAGCCGGACGCGCAGTCCGAGGATCGTAAAATTCGCTCATAAAAACACTGTACCAATCGTGATAGACACCAAAATACCCTCAACCCACCCCAAAAAACCTGTAAACCATGCTATTATGGGCGATCCAACACCCGAAATGACCGCTGAACCCGTGAATAACGACCGAACCCAGCAAAACCCAAAATTCGGTGCCAACAGAATCCCCGAAACCACAAAACCGGACCCCCACCACACTCAAAAGACACACCCACTAGACACACCTACAGAGGGAAGGGTAAAGAGATGACAGAAACAGCCAATACGCCAGAACCCGCTGAAACAAAGCATCCAAACCCCGGCAGACCAACAAAGTTCACCGAAGCCAGATGCGAGAAAGTCATCAGCGCACTACAGGCAGGGAACTACAGAGAGGTAGCCTGTCGCCATGCGGGGATAAGCGTTCAGACGCTCAGGAACTGGGTCAAACTGTCTCAGAATCCAGACGCTGATCCTGCATACTTGCAGTTCGTGGAAGCTATGGAAAAAGCTGAGGCTGACGCTGAGGTGGCCGACATCGCCTTGATTCGGGGGGCTGCGGGCGGTGGGCAGTGGCAGGCGGCGGCTTGGATTCGGGAGCGGAAGAACCCTGAGCGGTGGGGTAGGCGTGATGCGTCGAAGATCGAAGTGTCGGGGCCTGGCGGGGGTCCAGTGGACATGCGGGTCGCTCTGGGGGTCGATTCTTCGGCCATTGAAGGGCTGGCGCTTCTGCTCGAGGGGCGTAGGCGCAGTGATGCTGTTGAGAGCGCTGCGAGGGAGCTTGAGGCGTGATCTGAGGGGGGTTTCCTATTTGGTTTGG